AACACCCTGAGCGATTTTACCTTTGTCCTTTAAAATAACAACTTCATTTCCATGCTGGACAGTTATTTTCTTAGAAAGCCAAGAACTACCATTTCTTGTCTTTTCTACAGTGTGTGTTAATCCTTTACTATTACCAACGTAATATTCGTTAGTAACTTTATAATCATTTATTGTATGAGTATTCTTATTATTTTCCTTAGGAGCGTTCATTGAATTTCTAATCTTGTTTATAGAATTTGTAACCTTACCAATAGCTCCCTTATATACGTATACCCACTTACCATTTTTAAAGTATTTATTTATATACTTATGATTCGACCAAGTGCTTCCTTTCGCTGCATGCGCTAAGGATTCTGATCTGTATAAAATGTATTCTTTTGATTCCATAGGTCCTCCTAAATAACACGTTTACCTTTTTGATATGTTTCTAAATCTATATCAAATGGAAAGAAAGCATTTATCTCCTTAGTCTTCTTATTAACAGAGAAACTACGATTCAACGGTGATTCATCATCATCTCTCTTAACAAAGTCTTTAGGAAGCAAATTAAAAACTATAATTTCGCCATAATCATATGCCGAATCAATCAAATAATTCGGAAAAGCTTTATAAATAATCTCTTTATACTCGTTCATATGCTCATAGCCCTTTCATATCTACATACTTATTACTTATAGCATTAACGAATTTTGCAGTTCCGTTAATGTTTATCATTAGATACTTTCCATGGCCAGAATCCAAAAAGACTATAATCTCATCGCCGTCTTTATTTACGTCAAATCCATTTTCTCTATATTCTCTGATTAGCTTATCCGTGAAGGATCTTGCTATGCCATCGTTACTTAAACTTAACGTGTCTAAATTCTTGTTTTTGACGCAATTCAAGATTCGATCAGTAGGTTCTTCATTGTCAGTTCTAAAGTAGAATACTTTATTAGAGTAATCGGTATAATCTCGTAGCCTAAGTACTCTGCATACTTGGCAATCTCTCAATAGTACCTCTCCATTTTGAATTTCGTAGATAACGGAATGGGCTCCACCTTTAGTCCATACAAGACTTAATTCTCCCCTTGCGCCATCTCCTTGTAGCAGGAGTATTCTTTCAAGCTCGTCCGAGTTAAATTCAGACATATTAAAAAACTTATACCCTGGATAATACTTATTGAACAGAATCTGCTTTGCGTTTGTATCAGGTGCTAAAACTCTAGTAAAACTATTTTTATGAGTCCACCACGAATAGATTTCATAAATATTATTCTCTTTTTCGTCAGGCCTGAAATAATCTATATGATAGTCATCAGCTTCCACGTCATATCCTCTTCTTCGAAGATCATAAGTCGCAGAGCAATAAGCGCAATTAATGATAAAAGCTGAGTCATCCTTAAAATACGGATTAACTCTTTTCATATCTTCATCGCGAGTCATTATACGGCTCTTCGATTTAAGATCTTTGAACGAAGAAGGATTCGGTTTACTAATTTGGTTAACCATTTCATTGACTGACTTTTTCCAGTCAAGCAAAATGTTCAATTCCTTAATGCCGTCTTTATAAATCTGTCCGCTGATACTTTTATTAATGTTATTCAGGAGGATCTTCTTTTTAGTTAAATGAAATTGTGTAAAGTCATCAAACCTAAAGTCCATAGATCCTCCAAGTTCTACTAGAACGAATCTTTATTATGCTTGAATGCTACAAACGCATCCATCATTGCAGCAACACAGTCGATCTTCTGATCAGATCTCTTCTTATACAATTTACGGTTTCCGTTACTATCTTCGAGTGTTATACAATTGCCCATTGCAAAGTTCATAATTTGCTCATCAAACAAAAGAAGCCTCTCTTCAGAAAGCTTCTTTAATTCTCCCAATGGAACAGATTCAGTTCTTGCACCTTGGATAACTTTTTCAACACCAAATGGTCCTCTTTCAGTCATCCATCGCTCAATAAACTCTTTTGCATTATATGGGTCATACCCGAAACAGTTGACGTCATACTGATGCTGGTCGATAAATCTATCCAGGTCATCATAGACGTCCATCATATCGAGAATTGCTCCTTCCATGACCATTAAGCTTCCTTCATGAATAAAGTCATCATATTTTGTTCTTAATGCTGAAGGCAATTTCTGATATGTTAACGAGCTAATATAGTTTCTTGTCTTAACACCGAATGCTCCACCACGAAGCGGAAACATAAACGTAAATGCACAGAAGTCATCACCTTGCGAAAGGTCTCCGCCAAGAGCGCAAGGCATCTTATCAAATGATCTATATCTGTGAGGTAAAGTCTCTTCATAAGGAAAGTAATATGTATAACCTTCCAATGGAATACCAAATCTCTTTGCAAGAATATCGTTTCTATTAGAAGGAGATTTCTCAGCTCTTTCCTTATCTAGCTGGTAAGTATCGTAAGTTACAGTAATCCCAAGATTTGGATTGGCCTTAACCCAAAGAGAAGGATCTTCTACTTCCTCAATTGAGTCTAATCTGTAATACCAAATAGACACTCTAGGATTAATGTAATCTCCTTTAAGAATGTCAATAAGCTCCATTTTGATTGTGTCACCAGGTCCATTACGAACTGTACCTTCTGATGAGGTGGCCACGATCAAGTAATCATTAACTTCCTCAATACCGCCTTGCTCCTTAGTACAGGATTGCTCAATAGCGCCAATAACATCTTCTCTAGTATCTCCAGAAAGCCACTCATCAATTGTAGCGATCTTAACTCGATAGCCTTGAAGCTTATCTCGATTCATTGGCTTGACCTCGATCAGAGAATCAGTAATAAAGTTCTGAATCCCCTTCTTAGTTGAAGCCAGTTTGACCCGGTCAGCCTTGTTACCAGTAGTGTTCTGAAGAGAACCGTAGGTCATGAACTTAAACATTGGACCTCTAGATCTAGTAATGGCTGTCCGGATCGGTGACAGAACTTCATCAGCTTGAGCCATCGTTGGCGCAACGACATACTGCTTACTTGAAGATCTATCGCATACTAAATGATATGCCTGAAGGAAAGCTGCATACATCGATTTTGCAGCACCTCTGGCGATTATTAAAAACTGTTTAGTTGTTAATCTTTTCTTTATATATTTATTAACGTAATGGCCGCCTCTTCCATTCGGATTCGGCTCATACACCGTTCTCTCAACAAAGTAATACCATCCGAAAATTTGCTCAGCCCATAATTTAAATGACTCGAGCATTTTAACGTCACCACCGTTAGTTAGTGTGAGTTCATTTTCACAGAATGCAATAAATCCGTTCATTGCATCTTTATCGTAATAAACTCCTGGGTTTCTAATAAGGTCATCGATACGGTTCATCTCCATAGCGATGTACTTATTAATTGGTGTCTCTCCTCTCATTACTGATTCTCTAAATTTACCGTAGTATATTGGTACGGCAGTATTAGACAATCCCATAAACTTTTAGATCTCTCCAATCTCTCCTACATAGTTTTGCGTAATGAATCCTCTCCATTCAAGCTCGTCTAAAGCTCTCTTCAGAGCATCAGCTAAAGCAGATGAAGTTGGTGGATCAAAAATAGATTTTGTTTTTAATCCTACCCAAGTAATGAGAGTACGTATTTCAATTGGTTTGTCTTTAATTAAAATGTCTGACCATTTTGTTGTATTGTCTTTAATTGTGTATGGCTCATCCGATAAGCCTTCCTGGTAGACAATATATAATACAGAATTAATAACCGGTATAAGATTAGTATCAAAGTCGGTATTACTTTCGTGAATACCAATAGCGCCTTTGACAGAATCTAAAATGCTTTGATCTATCGGTTCCATAATCTACCTCCTCCAAAGGCATGTATCGTTTGGAGAACGCTCAACTAATTCCAAATTAATGATGTCGTTCTCGCTTCCATAGTGAATCAAATTATGCGTATCTAATCTAGTAGTAATTAAATTATCCGGATCAAATACGACTGGTCTTCGATGTAAAACATCGTCAACAGAAATTGGATTAATATGATGCACGATAGCATTAGAATAAATATCGTATCCATCACATCCTAAATCGCAGCCATTGTCTCTTAAAATTATTTTGCTTCTTAAGCTCTTCCATTCTGGACATCGGTATAATAATTGATTCAAATATCGTTCATATCCGAATGTTTCTTTTGCCACACTTCCATGCAAAAGTAAATAGAGTAATCTGTCACGAAAACTGTCAAATGTAATCAGCTCAGAGTATGACCTAGAATGGTTCATCTTCTTCCTCATCCGAACTAGAAGTACTTCCAGTGTAAATTCCGAATGCTCGCATAGCTTCTGAGAATAATTCTTCTGAATGCTTAGCTGATTTCAATGCTTCTGTTTTCGCAACAAGCAATTCATTCTCTTTGCGTAATTTTTCTAACTCAAGTTTTGACTTAGTTGATCCTAAACGAAGAAAGTGGACCAATTCTTGAGATGATGCTGTGTGGTTTCTAATTCTGTATTCTACTTCATCAGCTGCTAAAGCTATAAGTTGATTCTCTCTACCTTCTTCAGTCATAGCTGGACGTAGTTTAGGTACAGCTTCATCTACTATTAATCGCTTTTTAGCCATGATCTCACTTCCTTTCTATACAGTTTAACCATAGTTTAGTGCCATTAAAGAGGCATTAAATATTTGGAGAGAAAGCGTTTTCATTACAAAAATGAAGACACCCCGTGCGAAAGGAGAGTAAAGCCCTAACACGATACTTAATACCCCTTTAATAGCACCAAATGATACTATCAAAAGACTCCCAGGTTTTAAATATCTTTTAAAAATATCCCGCCGGAGAATTTTTTGAG